AGCACCGATGTCAGACCGCTTGGCGCGATCTTCCGTGAAATTGCGGACGGCTTGCACGAGGGAGGCAACAAACCCAGGGAAGAACCCGTGATGGACGTTTCCAACGGCTTCCTCTGCCCTGACCCGACCGGACAAGATTTGCCAAATTCCAATAACCATTCGGAGGTGACAATGAAATTATTGTGGAAATTACGTGACTGGACGCCGACACAGCGTTCTCACCGCAGCATTGAACCGATCCTCGTTGACGGCTGCGTGTCGAACGGTTGTCTCCCATTGGACGACTATGCGGAATCGGTTCATTCGGAATTGGAGTCCGCAGCGGTCCCGTTCTCAACGCTGTGGGACAGCGGTGATATGCCGGTCGTCAAGTATGACGAGACATTTAAGGCATGGCGTCAAAAGCAGATCGACGAGATCAAGGCGGTCACCGAGGAGCGGATTTCATGCCTGTTGCTCCCGTGGCAAATTTCTCGTCACTTGCCTGCGAGTCGTAAAAAATCCGAACGCCTGTATTTCTCGCAAGGCGGGTTGGGGAGTTGCATGGGACATAGTGATGCATTTGCCCATCATGGAACAACGCTGATTTCAATCGCACGCGGCGCACCGTTGATTTATTGCCCGATCAATCCCGTCGTGACCTGGAGCCTCACCAAAGGCGGCTCCATTCGAGGCGGTCAAAGTGTTTCGGAAATGGCGAAAGGTGCCAATCTTTTAGGACATTATCCCGAATGGCTTGTGGGAAGCAACAACCTTGCGGTCCCGAATTACAGGCCGCACATCGAAGCGGCCAGGCAGTACCAGTCGGGCATCATGTTCCTGAATTTTCGCGGTCAAGAACTTGCCAACGAAATCATCCTGTCCTGTGCCGCAGGGCTTGGTGTCGCCATCGGCAACGGCACGGCGGTCTCCGGCAGCACTCGTGATGCCAACGGCGTCAAAATCCCGGTCCTTCGCGGTTCCTGGGCGCATGCGACCAGTTTCATGGGCTATCGCGTCGTTAATCGTGTCGAATATATCGGCTGGGTCAACTCGCACGGCGGACGCTACCCGTCCTCGGACGAAGGGGAACCGGCGGACATGTGCTGGATACCCCGTTCGCTGGTCGAGCAGTTTGTTGCGACCGCTTCCGGTTATGGCTCGCCTTATGTTGTGTTCCCGGAATCGATCACGGTGCCGGACCACTCGCTCTCCGTTGCCACGAGAATTCCGTTCCCGGAAAAATGGAGGTATGCCGCCTCATGACACGTTACACCGATTATCTCTACGCGACGATCCCCAGCACCTGCCTTGCCATTCCTGTCGCACAAATACTGCCTGACCTCGGCTATCTGCAAGGCCTCGAAAAACTCGGCATCGTCGGCATCATGGCGGCGGGCATATTGTTTTTCGCATTTGAACGCCGCAGCTTCATCTCAAGAAGTGCCCAGCGATTGGAAGGAGTCGAAAACCGGCTCACGACACTGGAAACACAGGTGTCCAGCGGCAACGAAAAAATCGTGCAATTGCTTGGCGCACAGCTTGATGCATTGCGCGAGATCAAAGATGGTCAGGCGGAGAACTTTTCGAGGATGTGGCAGATGACGTTATCCCGTTTGGAAAGCAAGGCCAAACGCCACAAGGAACCGCAGCCGTCCCACCCTCCGACATGACATGCCCCAGATCCAATTCACGCTCAAGTCGGCCAGGAAGATGTTCTTTGACCGCACAAAAGTGCGCAAACAGATGGAGGCACGAACCGGCAAGGTCTTGGCCCGATTTGGTGCGTCTGTCAGGAAAACGGCCCAAGAATCCATCAGGAAACGCAAAGGGACGTCCCAGCCCGGCAAGCCGCCGTTCAGTCATGTCGGGATGCTCAAGAAGCAGATTTATTTTGCGTTTGACTCCCAAAGCCGCAGCGTGGTCATCGGCCCGGTCATCTTCGGGGCCGGTCATAGCGGAATCGCATTGCCTGCACTGGAGAAGGGGGGCCGGAGCATCCGCAAGACGGACGGCAAGCGAATCAACATACAGGCCCGTCCATTCATGGGACCGGCTTTCGAGAAGGAAATGACCGGCCTCTCGAATCTCTGGGCGGAAAGACCCAAATAACAACAGAGGATTTACGACAAATGGCAAAAGCAAAAAAGGAATTTCGTCTCGGTATCAAGGCGAAGATATTTTACGGTGTTGGTGGCACCACTGGTGTCCCGACAAGCGAATTGACGAACGTCACCGATGTTACCGTTACGCTGGACGCAGGCGAGGCTGATGTCACGACACGCGACAATGACGGTTTTCGTGCCACCATCGGCGGTCTCAAGGAGTGCAGTCTCGAGTTTGACATGCTTTACTTGGCCGGAGACCCCGGCTTTGAGGCGATCAAAACCGCCTGGCTCACCAGCGACCAAATCCACCTGGCCGCACTCACCGGCAAAGGCGGCGAAGGGCCGGTCGGCGACTTTTCGATCACCGGCTTCTCGCGGTCGGAACCGCTCGAAGAAGCGATCAAGTACAGTGTGACCGCCAAGCTTTCTCAATGGGAAATGTGGAACGCAGACACATCCGACACAATTGTGTAACATTTTATCAGACATTGGCAGACTTGTCAAGTCATTAATTATTGTGTCAATTTTCTTTCACCACAGAGGAGACAAAGTCGATTTCTCGGTCTCCTCGGTGGTGAATCCCAACTCACTATTTACGTACAGGAGTATTTCAAAAATGCAGACTTTCAAGGATTCCAACAATCGCGTCTGGTCGATCACGCTCACCATCGGTACGGCGATGAAGATCAAGGAAAAACTCGGCATCGACCTGCTCCAGCCGGAAATCGGCGATCCGCCCTTGATCACGCGGCTTGGCACGGACGAACTGCTGCTCGCCGAAGTGTTGGCCGCGCTACTGGAGGACCAATTCGCGGCACACAAATTCGATTCGCAACAGGTCTACGAGTGTTTTGACGGGCCGACCTTCGCACGGGCGCATGAGGCGTTCTACAAGGAACTGATCGATTTTTTCCACCAGCGGGGCCGCGACGACCGGGCACGGGCGGTCGAGAAGCAGAAGGCGATGATCGAAGCAGGTGTCCAGGCGGCGATAGCGAAGATCAACGAGATCGACGTGGACGCGGTGCTGGAGGAAGCCCTGCGCCAATAGACCGCTGGCAGGAATTGTGGCGGCTCGCAGGCAGTTTGCCCATCGATCCCAGGTCATTGACGTTACGGCAATTGAACTGGATGTCCGAAGGGCGCGATCAACATGTCTGGTGCGTCGTTTCCGCCGTCATGTCCGTGATTCATAACTGCCACTGCGATTCCAAGAGCAAAGCCCTGTCGCCCGACGATTTTAACCCGACACTTTCCAAGGAGGAACGTAAACGACATGCCCCACTTGTCACTGACGACAATCTTGACGTTATGCGCGACGAATTCCGAAAAATTTACGGCTGAGACGGGAGGTGATTTTTAGAGATGATATCAGGAACCATTCGTGCCGGCCGCGCCTTCGTCGAGCTCTTTGTGGACAACAACCCACTCACGCGCGGGCTGAAACAGGCGGAGCAAAAAATCAACGATTTCGGCAGACGCATCCATGACTTGGGTCGCAGGCTGATGTTCCTCGGCCTTTCGGCAAGTGTCCCATTCGCGGCCTCGATCAAGACGTTTGCGGCCTTTGACGACAACATGCGGGCGGTGGCCGCGACCTTACAGGCGAACGAAAAAGAATTTGAGCGATTATGCACTACCGCGAAAAATCTGGGCCGGACCACCACATTCACGGCCAATCAGGTTTCCTACGCGATGCTGGAACTTGGCCGTGCAGGGTTCGATACGGACATGATCGACCATTCGATTGCGTCGATTCTGGACCTCTCCCGTGCGACCGGTGCCAATTTGACCGATTCCACCCGAATCGCGATCAACACGCTCTACGCCTTCGGCATGTCCGCCGGGGAAATGACCCGAATTTGCGACGCGCTTGTGACCGGTGTCAACTCGTCGTCGATGAATGTCGTTGACCTGGGGTACGGTCTCAAATACTGCTCCACCATCGCGTCCGAATTCGGCCTGACACTGGAAGAGACGGTCAAAATGATCGGCGCGTTGTCCAACGTCGGCATCAAAGGCTCAATGGCCGGTACGTCGTTCCGGCGTATTTTGACGAACCTGACCGACCCACGCATCCAGAAAAAAGTCGAGGCACTCGGTGTCGCGGTCCGAGCACCCAGCGGCGAGATGCGGAATATTTCCGAGATTCTCAAGGACATCGGTCACGCGACCGACCGGCTGCCGTCCGGCGACAAACTCTCTCTCTTCAAGGAGATATTTTCGTTATGGGCCTTGCCGGGTGCCGCCAAGCTTACCGGTGCCGATTTTGAAATACTCAACAACGCGCTCGACAACGCAATGGGCCGGGCACGTCAAACCGCCCAAGGCATGGATGCCGGGATCGGCGGCTCGTTCCGCCGCCTCTGGGCGGTCCTCGAAGGACTCGCCATTGCCCTCGGCGAGACGCTCGCACCCGCCATCAAGGAAATCACCGATATTTTTGTCCCTGCCATCAACGGCGTCACCAGATATATTGAGGCCAATCGGGGCCTTGTCCTGCAAACCGCCAAAATCATTGTCGGCGTCATTGCTGTCGGCGGAGCGTTAATGGCGTTCGGTACGACCCTGACCGGCCTCAGCATGATCCTGCTCGTTGTTGCAGGGACCGTATCAATGGTCACAAGCTCGTTGATGCTGCTGCTCAAACCACTGTTCATCACCGCCTCGGTGCTGCTGACCTGTGGCAAAGTTTTCGTGTCCGTTTTCGGCGTCCTTGCCAATGTCATCGGCACCACTGCCTTGATCGGACGTGTCGTGCTTTCAAGGTTGGCCGGAGTCATTTTCGCGGTGTTCGGCGGGATCGGCAGGGTGATTTTGGTGTCTGCCTACGCAGGCGTCCTCGCACTACGAATGCTTGGCACCGCCGCCATTGCCATCATCGCCGCGTTCAGACCGCTTGTCGGTTACATCGCCACCGCTTTCACGGCCCTTGCCCCGTACATCGTCGCCGCCTGCAATGCCCTTGGGACTGCCATTTTAGGCATTTTGGGCACGGTCTGGTCGGCACTGGCAACGGGTCTTTCCGTGATTCCAGGCAACGTCTTCCGGGTTTTGGCCCTGGCAGGCACCCAAATCACGACCGCACTTGCGACGACCGGGAACGCTATCGTTGTTGTGTTCGCAGGGATTGGCAAAGGCATCATGGCCGCACTCATTTGGGGCGTAAAATCCGCAATGACGGCGATGGCGACCGTGTTGGCACCTGTTTTTGCACCAATTCTCAGGGCGGCGGTGCTGGGTTTTTCCCAGATTTCCGCGATTGTTGTCAGGATATTTTCACTGGCCGGTGCCCAAATCGCTGCTGCACTCGCCAGAATCGGCACAGGTCTCTTGTCCACTTTCACGGCAATCGGCACCGGCGTCAAGGCTACCCTGGCAATCGCAGGCCAATCCATAACGTCCGCCTTCGCCTTGATCGGCAAAGGCATCGTCGCGGCACTCGCGCCCGTCGGTAAGGGTGTTATGGCGATCTTTGCCGGGCTCCGGTCAGTGCTGGTGCCGGTCGGAAAATTGATCGTAACAGCCTTTACAGCGGTCGGCAAAGGCATCGTCGCCGCCCTCGCGCCCGTCGGTAAGGCCATTGTTACCGCCTTCGTCGCCGTTGGTAAATTTATCCCCGTTGTCTTCGCTGCGGTCGGTAAAACCATTATGACGGTCCTCGCGGCAATCGGCACAAAGATCGTCGCGGCAATGACTGCCATCCTGACCCCAGTGCTGGCAACGATAGGCACTGTCATACAAGCAGTGCTGTCGTTCCTGGCCGCAGCCGCCGCCAAAGCCGTTGGTGTCATGGTTGCCGTGGTCGCCAAAGGCATTTTGATGGCCGGTACGGTACTGGTCGCCTTCCTCGCCAAAACGCTGGCCGTCTGCGGCCCCATCATTGCGGCCATCGCCGCCATAGGCATCGCGTTCGGGGCACTCTTGTGGGGACTTCGGGCACTCAACCAGGCGTTGGGACTGATTAACGCGAATTTTGAAACCATGCTCGGCGAGACGGCTACGGCGTTTTTGTCCCTGGCAAACACCATCTGGGGATTTTTGAAAGGGCTTGTCTCAGGGATTGCTTCGGTCGGTCAAACCCTTTGGTCCGCCCTCGGATGGATCGGGGCAGCGATTGTCAGTCTATTTGCCACTGCAATATCGAAAGCATGGAACGCCGTCAGCAGTTTTTTGGCCTGGCTCGGCCCGGCGTTCAAGGCGATTGCCAGTTGGTGCCTGGCCCCGATCAGGGAAGTCTGCCGGGGCATTGGCATCATGGTTTCCGCCGCGTTTGGCAGCCTGTGGTCTATCGTTGGATCATTCCTCTCATGGTTTGGCACGGCATTTGTCGGCGCATTCCAATGGGTTATTACTGCCATCGGCAACATGGTCCAACAGGTCGCGCCCGTCGTGGCGTCTGCTGTCAGCAGCGTCCTGTCCGCCATCGGCTCCGTGGTCGCCTCATTCGCGTCGGCGTTTATGACAGTGGCAAGCTGGATCGTCACGCCGCTCATCAACGAGTTCAAAAATCTCGGCGGACACATCACCGGTATTTTTCAAAAATGTTGGTCGCTGGCAAAGCCTTTCCTGTCATGGATCGGCGAGGCATTCGCCGGAGCATTCAAACGTGCTATCGGTCTCCTGGGCGGGTTATTCAGCGGCATCGCGTCACTGACAGCCTCCGCAATGGGCACCATTCGATCCGCAATCGGCTCCCTACCCGGTGCCCTGGCCTCGATATTCGTGTCCCTTGCACGGGCACTTGGCTCGGCACTCATGGCGATAGCCAACGGGTGTGTTTCCGCCGTTATTGGCACGTTCAAAATGCTCGGCAGTGCGATTGCCGGTATCTTTGGCTATTTGTGGTCGGTAATCCGTCCGTTTGTCCAGTGGATCGGCGAGGCGTTCACTTGGGTTGTCAGTGCGATTGGCGGTCTCGCCTCACAGGTTGGCTCCATCATCACAAGCGCGGTCGGCAGTGCCATGTCCGCAATCACGAACGTATTGTCCAATATGTGGAGCGGCCTGTCAGGTCTGTTCGTCAATCTTTTTGAAGGAATCAGCGAGATTATTGTCTCGTTTACAAACTTTTTCATGGACGCCTTCGGAAAAATCGGGGACGCCGTGGACTGGCTCCGCGACCAGTTCGGTGAATTGAGTCGATATGCCGTCACCGCTTATGAGGCCATCGTCGCCGCCTTCCGAAAAGGCGACATCGAGGCTGCCGTTGCCGTGATCTGGACCACGATCAAACTGGTCTGGGTTACTGGCACGAATTTTCTGCTCAATCTCTGGTACTGGCTCTCGGACACTGTTCAGGACGTCTGGTTCGATTGCGTCTACAAGGTTGCCGGAATTTTTGTCAACGCATTGTCCGGTATCGACAGTGCCTGGGCCGAGGTCGTTTACAGCCTCCGCCTGCTCTGGTTTATGTTCATCAACAGCGTCATGGAAGGTTGGGATGCCGCCGCCAAAGCAGGTGCCAAAGCATGGGCTTATGTCAAGTCTCTTGCCGGCGGCGACAGCTACGAAGTGCGGGCGGCCCAAATTGACGACGATTACAACCAGCGGGGCAAACAACGTCAAGCCGATTATGAGGCAAAAATGTCCGGCGAGTTCCGCCAGAACGAAGAGGCCAAAAAACGGCGTCATTCGGATCAGACGGGCATCCTTGGTGTCCTGGAGGAAATGAAGCGAACCGGGCAGGAACAGCGTGACCAATCGCGCTCCGGTCGGGCGGAATGGATGCGGCAGCGTGAAGCCGAGGCTCGCGCCGGGTTCGAGCTTGCCATCGCCCATGCAATAAAGCCACCAGAGGAGCCGAAAGCCGAGCCGCTTGTCGAAACCTTGCGCAAAAAACTGGAAGGCATTACGGCAGGATTGCAGATGCCCCAAAACTTTACGGGCGAAAAACTGAGCGTTGCCGGAACATTTCATGGCGGTATGGCCGGTCAAATGGCCGGGGGCGGCTCGCTGGACCGGATCGCCAAAGCGACCGAAAAGTCCGAACAGCACCTGGCCCGGCTTGCGAAAAAGGAAGGAACGCCAAAAATCGACACGAAAAAGCAGGAACCCAAGCCCAGGCAGCCAGAGGCGAATGACAAGGAGGTCCGTCTGGTCAAAGCCGCTGAGGAAAGCGTCAAGATACAACGCGATATTTTGCGAAACAGCATGAAATTCGCCTGAAGCGGCAGGCCGCAGTCAATAGGGAAAAGCGGACTGCCGCAATCCCGCTCCCGTTGGCCGCTCCCCAAAATGACGCAACGTCACAATAACAGCATAGTGAAAAATGATGAAAACAAAAATCGAAGAACTGCTCGGTTACAATCATACCAAATCACCGAACAGTGAAACCATCAGGCGGGCCTATTACATCACCGCCGCCAGTGAAAACCTGGCACGCAGCGAATTCCTGGAATATGCGGATCAGCTGACCGTGCCGCAGGAGATGGAACTGGGCGACATCGAGATCAACGAGGACAAAAACGCGCCGAACCTGTTTTTTGCGACAGTCACATTCCGAACGCCGGAACCGCGCCTCAAAAAACGGATCGCCGACGATCTGTTTGAACTTGTCGGCGACCGCCGCACGAGCAATCGACAAGGCGACACCTACGAGCGGAATTTTCGGATCAAGTCGGCTTCCGCTTTGGACGCTCACCAGCGTCTGGAATCGTATATCCGCAGCAGTGCCCTGACGGTCGGCAGGATGCATCTCAACGAGGTCAATGTCGATGAAGTCACGGACGCGGACGGTTTTTATCTCGGGCGCGTCAATTATGCGAACCCTGACACGTTCGGCGGCAGCGACAAGGTGTATGGCATTGTCCCCGCCTACGGAACTCGACATTCTGCAACAAAAAACTCCATTGAAACAGAGCAGGTTTACCAGCTTCGCGGCTACAACAATGCCGATGCCGCGATGAACGCCATGCTCGGCATCTGGGGGAACGCGCAGGGCGTGGCCGGGATCGACCTGGAGGAAAACACCGAAGGGACCGAACGGCTCTACACCGGGCGGGTTCGCTATGCAAAAGAACGCCCGGACACGACCGCCCAGGTCGGGTTCGAGGTTTCCTGTACACAAACGCATATCACGAACTCCATCCGTACCCGTGGCGGTTGGGGGCCTGCCGCACGTTGGTACGGTGGGTTGATCGGTGTGACCAATGACGGCGTTGAAGGCGTGGACATCGACACGGCGGTCGGTTCTTTCACGTTGAGCAGATTCTTTCATCCGGTCGTCGTGACGCCGATGTTCGTGCAGTATCTCACCTTGATGTGCGGACGTGTCAATCAGTCGCCCTGGAAAGGATACGATGCCGGTGAGGTCCGATTCATCGGTGCGACCGGCGGTTTCAGGCGGGATGCGAGCGTTTGTGAAATCACGTACAAATTCGCCGTTTCGCCCAACACCTACGGCATCCAGGTCGGCGACATCACCGTGCCGTTCAAGTACGGCTGGGATTACTTGTGGGTACGGTACGCCGACGTTTTTGAAAACGATGTCACGCTCAAAAAACCAATCGCCGTCTATGTCGAACAGGTCTATTACGGTGTCAATATGTCGACATTGGGAGTCGGATAAGCATGGTCAATTTTCAGCACGTACAAAGCGGCGACCCGCTTGTGATTTCCGCCACCGAATACAACGCCATGCTCGACGCAGGCCAGGCGGCACGAAACCGCCCGATCAATCACGGGACGCACGGGAACGGGCTTGATTCGCTCTATGTCTTTATTGCCAACGCGACCGGACGCCGGTTACAGAAATTCGATGTGGTCGGTCTTGACGAAGCGTTGCACAAAGCGGACCTGAACGAATTTTGTCACCGGCCCGCGTTCAAAGGCGTCGTTCCCAACAAGGAAAAACATGCCGGGCGGTTTGGCATTCTCCAGGCCGACTGCGAACCGCGACAATTGGTCCGGGCCTGTGTTTCAGGCATCACCATCGCCCGCATCCGGGCCCAGGAGGAGAGTAACGGCAAGGAAATTTTTTCATGCGACATCACCGACGGCGAGACGCAATTTTTGTCGCAAGGCGGTCATCAGGAAGTCTTGTGGTCCGACAGCACAACGAATGACCGCTGGGCACTGATCCGTATCGGACGGCTCCAGCGTTTTTTCAAAGGCAAGCTCAAGGAAGAGATCAAGGCCAAGTCCGAAACAATCACGATAATCGCCGACGAGGACGAACGCGAGGTCGAAATCACGCTGCCCTATCCCGATCAAACGCCCGCCTATCCCAAGGATCATCCCTGTCGCTATTACGCCGGACTCAAGGAATGGATGCTTTTGGATTTTGCGCCGAAAGAACAGACCATCCTCAAAGGTCAACTGGCATCCGGCTGTTTGGAAGGGGCCAGTAGCGTGTCAATCACGCCGGGCGATGATCACGAAACAATAACCGCCGCTGTGCCGTATCCTGACGATTTGAAAGAATGTCCGGCGGGGCATCCATGCCGTTACTATGCCGACGGCGACGGTTGGACACTGCTTGACCTTGCTTGCCCGAAGGAGGAATAGATGAGCTTACATGGAATTCACGGAAAACTGAATTGTTGCGGCTGTCAAGAGCCGGACCTGCGCGGTCCGCTCCTCATTTGGATGATTATTGATGAAGACACTGCCGCCTATGCCGGTTTCACCAACCAGGGTTATTGCGGCTGTTATGAGGAGCAGGATACCGCGCCATTATTGGAACTGTATCGTCAGTATCCGTTTTTGAATGGCGTAACGGTCTGTAAGCAGGTTGAGCCCAACCCGCAAACGGTGGCGACCGTAGGTCATGAATGGCGCGTATTCGGGCACCCGCCGGGCGTGGTGATGGAAAACTGGGACCGCCCGCCGACATTCGACAGGATCAAAAATGATTTCCTGGCGGACATCGGACGGTTCAAGGATCACAAGGGCACGATTCATTTTTATGTGCAGATCGACAATTCCGGCTCCATGACGACCGCCACCATCCAGCCCGCCTGGAACCAATTCGTTTCATGGCTCGATAACGAATACAAGCAGCAGGACGACCGATTTGAGCATGTCCGGTCCAACCAGACAGGTTTTCCGGAACGGTGGATCAACTTTATTCAGTCCTCAATGCGAGACTATACCAGCAGGACCGGGGCAGAACCGGTTACGGCATCATTCGCACTGACGACAAGTGAAATCGACTCGATTACGGAGGGTTTTGTTGGATCATGAACCGAGGCGTAGGAACGGAACTGCACAGTATTTTGGACTGGTGGGGATTTCGGCCCACAAAATCGTGCCAGTGCAAGGCATTGCAACGTTATTACAATCAAAAAGGACCGGACTGGTGCCAGGAACATCTCGACGAAATTGTGGACCAAATCCTCCGGGAAGCCGGGAAACGAAAAGTCAACTGGTGGCAGGGGATTCAACAGATCATCCCAACCCTTTCACGGACGCTGCCGGAGTGTTTGCAACGGATTGTCCTGACCCGAATCGTCCAGGTCTGCATCAACCGTGCAAGGAGATTTTGAGCAATGATCATTGAAAATGTTTTGATACGTCCGTTCAACGAACAGGAAGTGCTTGTCTCATGGACCAGCCGGGAAGCTTCCTGTTGGTCTTGGGTTTTCGTCAATGGCCTTTTCTCAATGGGCCCATTCATGGCCGAAACGAAAGACCGGGCGATCCGTATAAAATTCCCCGTTGGCACGACCGCCGTGATCGAGGTCCATGATTTTCCGGACGAGACCGTGCCACAATCCATCAACGAACCGCCGTTGACCCGACCGACGATCCTCTGGAACTCGGTCCCGACCGCGGTGATGTATCGCATCTATCACACGATTTTCGACATGGGAACACTTGAATCGATGATTGCCGAAGTGCCTCCTTATACGGAACGCATGTCGATGGAGTGCCCGATCCCACTTGAAGGTCGCGGCGGACGCTGGCATTCTTTCCGCATCGAGGCCGTTGATCAGTATGGCAACGAGTCGGTCGGCGAAGTGATCCCGCACCATGCCGCCGACCTGCCTGGACCGCCCCGGCTCGCGATTTCGCGGGACACGCAGAGCGGATTACTATCGTTCAGAATTCAATAACAGGAGTTTTACAAAAATGTCCACTGTTCTTCCTCATCATCTCGGCCTGTATTATCCCTCGAAAGATTTGCAAAATGCCGGAGATGATCTGCCGGAACGCACCGTGGCGGCAACCGGCTCCACGACGCTGCAAGTCATCGCGAATGACCTGCCCGGCAACGTAAACTGGTCCGGTGCCGTCGGATTTTTTCACCACACCAGCGCAGGCAGCCGCGCCAACCTTGCCCTCCCGTTCCATGTCCGCCAGTGGGATTCTGATACAAAAACGCTGCATCTCGCCGCGATGCTCCCGGTCGCGCCGCAGCCGGGTGACAAATTCAGGGTATTTGCCGGCGGCAAAATACAGTCGTCTCAGGAAGTCCTCGCCATGCAAATCGACGGCAAGCAGCCGGAACTCGATACCATTACACACTCCACGCTGCCAGGCGTCACCATCAAGAAAGCATCGGCGATGCTCGGCACCGGTACGCTCCGGCTTCGCTGCATCCGCTCGGCAACGGAATTATCGCTCGCGATTTCCATGATCGGCACGAACGCCATTGATTACGGACCGTCGGTCGCCGTTGCCAACAGCTTGAGTAACGTCGCCATCTACGACAGGGACCATGCCGGGTTCATCATTGTTGACATTGGGACGTTACCAGCCACCAACGGTACTCATACGGCCACGTACACGGTGACGGCACCGAAAGGCAATCTGATTCCCAATTATCAAGGCTACGAAACAAACGATGGTGTTGGCCGGACACGCTATCACCTTGTCGTCGCAAAAAATAATACGCCGGACCCCAACACTTTCATGAATGCCTTTGCCATCTGGACCGGAAGACCGGCAGGAACGGTCGC